CGTTACCGCCCCCGCGTCACATAGCACGACCGCGCCACCCGCGACTGTGATCGCCGTACTCGCCAGCTCGTGCCCGCTGCACCTCGTTCCGGCGCCCTAGCAAGTCACAAACTGCGCGTCTTTGGTGCTGTCGGCCAAGCTCGTTCGGGCCACCCTTGCAAGCGGCTGCGGCTGAGCGGGTTGCCAATAACGATGCACAATGTACGTCATATGGAATGGGGTTTTTACTCTGTAAAACCGGCGACAGGGGCGGGGGGGGTTCGACCTGGATATACGACGGCGACGGCGACGCATAGCCCCCCTCAGATTTTTTTTCGCCAACTGGCCCCCTTCGCACTTGCCCTACACCTGTGGCTTGGCCTACCGTGCTCGTGGCAGCGTGTGTACATGCTGTGCCGCTGGGAGCAATAGACGTGTTTCTGTGGGGGTACACGTCGAGCGGGCGCCCGGTTAGCTGGCCCTTGTTGGGCGTAAGCTTGCGCTGCCGTTTCTTTTCCTGTACCGTCGCTTGTACTATGACCAAGTACACACTAAGCGAAAAGACCGTTAAGGCGCATCTAGGGAGCGCATATCGACCATTGTCGTACAAGCTCGACGTGGACTACATCGAGCGTAAGGCCTTCAGGGGCATTCGCCGTATCTACCGTAGCGACTTGCTGGATGGTACGCTGCCCGGTGAAGTGGCCGAGCAGGAGCAGCCGGTGGATGAGCCTACACCAGTGACACCAGAGTCACCTGTTACGGAACCTCGCTACATCCCGATACATAACGAGTCTATGGAGCAGAGGATCGTGTACTTGTATCCTAACAAGCGTTGGGTAAGGACAGACGTTGAGGATATGGTGTTTGTCGGCATGAAGGGCGTCAACTTTCGGCAGGGTCAACGTATTTGGGTTAAGAACAAGACGCTATGCATAAGATGACGCTTAAGGACAAGTTAGCGGTATATGACAAGCTTGAGCAGCTTAAGAGTAAGCTTAAGTCGCTTATGTTCGCGTTAAGTGCAGGTTATGTTCTGCATATCGCGCTTAAGTGGTGCTTAAGCCTGGTGAACGCGCAAGAGATGCAGCTTAACACGTTTGAGTTGGCTATACTCTGGATTATCTGTTCTTAATCCAAGTCCAAGTTCTTACTCTCTAGTGATATTCCCCTTCACTAGTGATCTTGCTTCGTGTTGCCGTTCGCACTGTCGAAGCGCCAGCTGCTCACTCTCGCAGCAAGCTGCTCACCGGAGGAGATAAACAATCCGGCAAGGAGAGTTGCGAGTGAGCATAGTACCCCCAAGACTCAGCATTACTGCCTATCTTGGGGGAATACTATACAAAAATGAGATCAACGATCCGTATAAGTGTCGTCGTTCGTTTCGCAATTACAGTCATGAGTGATGGCTACCCGTTCGGGAAACTCTTGCCCTTCTCGTAGGCGTGACTGCTAGTACTCTGCAACTTTGAAGCCGAAGCAGATGTTTAATCCAGCCCAAGAGGGATGGCTGGAACCATTTAGTCGCTCGTGCGTCCGATGTTTCAGGTGGCGCAGAAGGTACACGGTCGTTATTTGACGACAGAGGGAATATAGAGCATCGTAGTGAAAACGTCAACGTGTATGGATGAAAAAAATCAAGAAATTATCGAGAAAGTCTTAGCCTATAAGCTGGAAGAACATCCGACGCTTCCGTCGCCGAATAAGCGGCAGCGTATGGAGATGATCGAGAACATTGGCCCGGAGAAGGTACTCGACCTGTTCTTGATGCGGGAGAACAAGATTAAGGCGGAACTCAACGACCCCATGCGCTATGGCCACGAGCTGCCGCACTGGCCGGATGCCGATAAGCTCTTGGGGCGCTTTAACGAGATTGTCGTCCTTGGTGGGAACAGATGCCTGGCTGGTGAAACGGAGATATACGATCCTGTGGCAAAAGTTTACAGGCGCATAGATCAGATTACGGAGCCGTTTTACGTTGAGTCCTGGGACTTTAATCTTAAGAAGAAAGTACAGGGACGCGCATCAAAGCCCTTTCAGAAGCCTGTTGATAACTTATACCGCGCTGTTCTAAGCAATGGAGAACAAATTCTTTGTTCGGCAGAGCATCGAGTTTCAACTCCCTTCGGATGGAGTTCCCTAAAAGACATCGGACTCGGAGGGCTTGTCGCTTCTCATCTGACAAGCAAAAGTTGGTTCTCTTCTTTCCTTGGTGCGCTGCCCTTATTTTTGCTAAACCTTCTTCCGTCCAGCGTGGGCACTTACCTTTCAAGGTTGCGCGAAGATGTTCTGCATTGGAGCGAAACAGTTCAAGATTTTCTATCCGATTGTCCGTCGTCACTTCGTTTTTATGATGGACGACTTCTTTTGGGTCTAAAAACCGTCCTAGGTGGGCTTCCATCACAAGTCGATGCTCAAGAATGTAAGGAGTATGTTTTTTACGATGAGGATGGTCGGGCGCGTAAATCTCAATGTACCCGTCCTTATTTTGTATTCGGCCTCCACGCCATCCTTTGTGCAGGTTCCCGCTTCTTGGCCCGCTTCTCGGACATTGGATGTTATATTCACGGCACACCTTCGACAGATACGCTGTTGAGTATTTGTGACCATGTAAGCGCTGAATTTCATCCAAAATGCTCTGTAAGGTGTCTCCACGCGCGATTGCGGCGGCTAGTTCAGTCTGCGATATCATTGATTTTAAGGGTGGTCTCATGGGCTTTAACTAAACACAACGAACTTAGACTCGTCAAGGTTTATCATAAACGAAAAGATACAGTATGGGATATCTCCGTTGATGGGTATGTTAACTACTTTATTGGAGGCATTTTACATAAAAATTCAGGCAAAACTGAGTACGCCGCCAAGCGTATGGCCCAAGCTTTCATCGGCACTGACCTCAATGGACAGGCGCCTGACTGGGTAAAGGAACGCCACGGTAAGCGTAACATCCGCATCTGGTGCTTGCACACTACCCACATGACCAGCGTCTCTGCCCAGCAGAACGTCTTCTATAAGTACCTGCCGCCTGAGATACGCAACATTAAGCGAACTAATCATACGCAGATTAGTTTTAGCCAGAAGAACGGGTTCAGCGACAATACGGCGGTGTACATGGGTAACCAGATCTGGTTCCTTAACTACGCCCAGGACATTAAAGTCGTCGAAGGTGGCGAGGTGGACTACGTCTGGTGCGATGAACTTGTCCCGCAGAACTGGCTGGAGACTCTTCGCTACCGTTTGGTTACCCGGTCCGGCAAGCTGATTGTCACCTTTACGCCGGTGCAAGGCTACACCCAGGTCGTGAAGGAGTACATCAACAGTGCCAAGGTTACCGTTAGCCGTAAGTCGCCCCTGTTGCCAAATAACAACGTCCTAACCGTACCCAAGGGTGAGATGCCGTATCAAGCCGAGAACCTTTACGGACGACACGCCTGCATCTGGTATCATACCGAGCTCAACCCGTACAACAACTGGGAGCGCATGAAACAGGAGCTTTCGGGGCGCTCCAGCCACGACATCAAGATCCGCGCTTATGGTTGGGCAGATCAGACGGCTGGCTCCGAGTTTCCGATGTTCGGTGACCACAACTTGTGGAAGGGTGACGCTGAAGAGGTTATCCCTGAAGGTAGCAACTACATGGCTATCGACCCAGCCGGTGCGCGTAACTGGTTTATGCTTTGGGCTAGAGTAGATAAGTACGGTATACTATGGGTCTACCGTGAATGGCCCGATCAAAGCTACGGTGAATGGGCTTTGCCTAGTGACAAGCCCGACGGTCGAGCTGGCCCGGCACAGAAGGCGGGTGCTGGCCGTGGGGTGAACGAGTACACCGAGCTTATCTGGAGCCTTGAGACTGCCGGGGACAAGCGTGAGATGATCGTGGACCGCTGGATTGACCCAAGAACCGCTGGCACAGAGACGATCACTAAGGACGGCGGTGTAACCGTGCTTGATCTGCTTAGTCAGGCTGATAATCCGCTCATCTTTACGCCTGCCGCAGCCCTGCCAATTGAGGAGCGCGTGCTCTTAATCAATGATCTTTTGTCATGGGATAGAGAAAAACCAATGGAAAAAGGAGTAAACCATCCAAAACTAATGATACATGAGTCTTGCCAGAACTTAATTTATAGTTTAAAGGAATGGACTGGACAAGATGGACAAAAAGGTGCTAGTAAAGATCCTATCGACGC